AGGATGATGTCGTAATTGCTGATGACTTCGCGAAAACAGCCCGTGCGAATGACTACAGAGGTGTTGTTAACGGATTCTGCAACGCTTATAACGAGGGCGGCAGAATGCACACTACGGGTTATACTGTTCCATTCTATGCATGGTTTTCGTTTCCATGTATCCACATCCCGAATGAGCTTGCTGAAGAATGCGCCGCATGGTTCTACAGCGAGGAAATCCAGACTCAGGCATTTATCAGGAAGCTGGTTGCGGAACAGAAGGGTGATGATACGATCTGGAGGATGTTTATGGAACGAAGACATCCGGATGAGATTGTCGTTAACCTAGCACCGAATATGGTTGACCATGTCGATTATCTTCTTGGCGGCTCAATGGTAGCTCCGAAACGCAAGGCTGAACGTAGATCCTTCTACTGGGAGAATCCTGAGATTGTCGAGAGACTCGAAGAGAGGCTGAGAGCGGATGGAAGACTTCATGAATAAGCCGGATACGTCAGGTTATCAGGCCGTCATTAAGAGTGACGGAATTTATAAGTGGGTAACGTGTCCGTTCTGCGGAAAGAGACAGTTCCCTGTGACTCCGGGAGCGATCATTCAGGGTCAGTTGTTCAAATGCAAGGGCAGTTCCTGTAAGCAGACATTTGAAGTGAATATCAGGTTTACATAATATATCAAACTTAGAGCCATCAGAGAGCCATTTCCACACTGGAGGTGGCTCTTTTTTATGGACTTTCTGAAGTATCAGGAGATCTTCCGCAAGGTAATGGATGGAGATATGACGGATTATCGGAAGCAGTACGATGTCTGGCAGTTGCTGTCCGATATGCGCGACAATCTCTCGTTCAATGATACGGAGATCAGGCAATACGCGATGAAGATCTCGAAGTACACGCATGAGATGGCGGCTTTCCAAGCTGGTCAGACAGGTGATGAGAAGTTTGAGGAACTGTATTGGAAGTTTCTGCTTCTGGAAGCACAGTCTCGTCAGGTGGACAGTTACTTCCTTTATCTGGAGAAGAACCGCGAACAGGATAAGCGCTTCTATGAGGCTAGGCAGGAACAGTTTGAAAGGTTTGGCATAGTCAGTGCTATGCAAGCGTTGATTGACGATGATATAGACCTCTTGACGATTTCGATGCCTCCGGGATCCGGAAAGTCCACAGCCGGAATCTTTCTTTTGAGCGGTTGCATGGGGTGGTGGCCCGATATGCCGAACCTGGCATCAGCACATTCTGGCATCCTGACGAGGAGCTTCTTTGATGGAGTGAGCCAGATCTTGACGGACAATTATGAGTATACATGGCATGAAATCTTTCCACATGTACCGTTCGATCCGAAGAGCGGTACGAATTCCAAGGAACAGACCATCAACGTGGGGAGCCCGAAGAGATTCAAGTCATTAACCTGTCGTGCGATCAATGCTTCTCTGACTGGTGCGACAAGATGTGAAAAGATCCTGTATGCGGATGACTTGTGTTCCGGTATCGAGGAGGCGCTTTCAAAAGAACGTCTCGATAAGCTGTGGCAGACATACAATACGGACTTGAAGACGAGAAAGAAGAATGAATGCAAGGAGATACACATAAGCACGCGGTGGTCGGTCAATGACACAGTGGGATTATTGCAACGGGAGCACCGGAACGATCCTAGAGCCAGATTCATCTCTGTCCCTGCACTTGATGAAAATGGCGAAAGCAACTTCCAATACAAATACGGAGTGGGATTTTCAACGGAGTATTTCAAAGATATGCAGCGCTCCATGGATGACGTGTCGTTTCGGTGTCTGTACATGAATGAGCCGATTGAGCGCGAGGGACTTCTGTATCACGAAGATGAGCTGCGAAGGTACATCAATCTGCCATTGGAGAAGCCGGATGCCATCTTGTCAATCGCCGATACGAAGAACAAGGGAACCGACTACTTCTTCCAGCCAGTCTTCTATAAATACGGCGATGATTATTATCTGGTTGATACGATCTGCTCCAATGAATCAGATTACGAAGTCCAGTATGAACGTTCCGTGGAGACGATCATCGCAAATAAGACCGAAGCCTGCCGCATAGAGAGCAACAACGGTGGTTCCCGTGTTGCATTTGAGATTAACAAGCGATTACAGGAACGGCAGTATTACTGTCACATCACGGAGAATTATACCGTCAAGAATAAGGAAACAAAAATCATCGTCTATGCTCCGTGGGTAAAACAGCACGTAATATTCAAGGACAGCAGCCTATACGGGACGAAGGACGACTACGCTGTGATGATTGGTTTGTTGGTCAGTTATACGGTGGCCGGAAAAGTAGCACACGATGATGTTCCTGATGGTTTGGCAATGTTCGCAGAATGGCAAGCAAGACCGGAACGTAAACAGGCCGTTATAGTAGACAGTATTTTTTGAGGGCATGGGAATATGACAGCAAAAGAATATTTATCGGAACTTCAGAAGATGCAATATCGCATTAAGAACCTGAAACTGGAATCGGAGAGTCTACGCAAATCATTTACCTATCTGAGTGGAATTAATTATGAACGGGACAAGGTTCAGACTAGCCCACGCGATGTAATGGCTGACAGCATTGACAGGATTGTCGATGTAGAGAAGGAAGTGGCACTGGCTCTCGCAGAATACCATGAGGCAATGAGCCTGCGGATCCGGCAGATCAATGGCTTAAGCAAACCTGAGTATATCACAATCCTTGCCTCTCGATATGTGGAGGGCAAGAATTTCGAACAGATCGCCGTGGAGCTTGATTACAACTACTACCATACATGCCATCTTCACGGCGAGGCACTGGATGAGTTTGCAAAAACTTATAAAATTCAGTAAAGTTCGCAAACTTTCGCAAGACACTTTTGTAAAAGTACTTTATAATAGTATGTGGTGATAGTGGATGGAGAAATCATCTTTTAGCAAAGAACGGGATCGGTTTGCCCGTGGAGACAAGTTTTGGGTGCGGATCCCGGAAATGGATTATCGCCAGTCATCCGGCGTGGAATATCGCGGAGTGTGGATGACCAAAGAAGAATATCGCATATGGCGATCAACTAAAAAACTACCAAAGAGGACTGAATAAGCCCTCTTTTTTTATTGCCCTGGAAGGTGGTGAACAGCATGGGCGTTGAAGACAGATGGCAGTCACAGAAGTATGGCCGTATAAAGATCATTACGGATGTCCGTGCTATAACGCTTGACAATGTCATAAGCGTATTAAAGGAAGCATATGCTGTCCATCTCCTTAACCGGAATCGCATCAAGTATCTGATCGAGTTTGATCGCGGGAACCAGCCAAGGGATTACACAAAAACCATACGTCCCGACATCGATGCTGACGTACAGGACAATCTCGCGGCTGAGATTACCGAATTCAAAACTTCGTACAAATGGGGCAATCCCATTACATATAAGCAGAGGGCTACATTCGATACGGAAGAAAGCAGGGCCGACAGCGATAACGAAGGCATTGCCGTCATCAACGAAATGCTGAATGAGGAACACGCATTCAGAGAAGATGCTGAACTGGCATATTACGTTGAAACGTGCGGCATTGGCTTCCAGATGGTCGATATTAAGCGGGACGTAAAGTATGTCTCCGTATTCGATCTGAAGACACTTAGCCCTCTGAATACATTTGTCGTTCACGACAACACGATCAGCCATAAGCCGCTGATGGGCGTGACTTACGTCTATTCTGAGAATGGCGATATGCACTTTACGTGCGTGACGGACGATCGCGTGTTTCAGATTCTGAACCTTGCGCGGATCGAGAATGGACAGCTGACCGGAGAAAGAGACTATGTCTTCGGAATCCGTAATGGCGAAATGAATCCGCTCCACAAGGTAAATATCGTGGAATTCGAGCGCTCCTATGACCGCATGGGCTGTTGGGAGCGTCATGAATCTGAACTGAAGAATCTGAACCATCTGATTTCAGATTTCACAAACAACGTGGAGCAGGACACGCAGTCTCTCTGGTGGGGCGATAATCTCGATCTGCCTGAGAAGACGGACGCGGATGGAAATGTTACGGGGTATCAAGTTCCTCGGTCCGGCGGTTGGATCCTGACATCTTCAGGAGAACAAAAAAAGGCTTCTGTTCAGCCGTTGGTGATTCAGATTCAGTATGCCTCGATTCTGAACAACATCCGTTATAGACGGGATGTCATCAAGCAGAAATGTTGCGTTCCTGTACAGGCATCTGTAGGCGGCGGTTCGACCGGAACAGCTATGTCTATGGCATCAGGATGGGACACTGCGGAGATCCAGGCGGCGAAAGAGGAATCCTTTGTTCAAGCGGGCAAGATGGCGATTCTAGAACTGATTTTAACGGCTGTCAGGGAATCTACGGATACTCCGAAAGATAGCCCTGTTCTGAAACTGAATTACTCGGATATTCAGCCGAATATCCTCCGCGACCGGAATTACGACATGGCTACCAAGGCCAATACGCTTGCGACACTGATGAATTGCGGAATAGCACCCGAACATGCCATCGAGTGCGTGAAGCTGTTCTCGGATGTGAACCGTGTTATCAACGACTCTCAGCCGTATCTTGATCTGTATTATGACGCCAAGAAAGCGGCGATTAATCGCTCTGAAGGCGGCTCTGCTTCTTCACTCGTCGATGAAGACGGCAATATGAAACAGCAGAAAACAGGACTTCAAGATACGTCTATGCAAGCCACGAACAGCCCGATCACGGGAGCTAGAGAGACTTCGACAGGCGGCAGAAATGGGGTTAACGTTACGAAAAAGTGAGGTGACAGTGCATGGCTACAAGGTTCGATGAACTGAATAAACTCACGACAGACGATTTCCAGACATGGGAAGAACTGAACCAGTATGTCGGCATGAAACGGTCTGAGCCTTTCCGTCAATATTTCGATGCGATGGAAATTTCCAAAGCACAAAAAAGGCGAAGGGGCGTATTTGCAGAGAAGCTGGAAGACGAGATCATCTTCCTTCTGGCTCTGCTTTTTTATATGAAGAAAGGCGATGTCCCGCAGGCCGATATCAACCAACTGACGAATGAATTAACGGAGGCATATCGCAAGGCTTACGGCACGGACAAAATAGATGCGGAGATAGAGAGCCGCGCAAGAACGTTCCCGATAGATATCGTGCTGACTACTTTTCGGCATGATGACGAGCCGTATTATTACTCGGCTGATCGGGCAAAGCTTCTGGCTGAAGAAGAAGCGAATACTGCCGTCAATCATGCGGAATACGTAGAAGCCGTGGCTGACGGATATCAATACAAGATGTGGCATACGCAAGGTGACGAGCGCGTACGACAGACGCATATCCCACTTGACGGTGAAACTGTTCCGATTGATCAGCCGTTCCAAGTTGGCGATTACCTGATGAATTTCCCACGGGATGATTCACTAGGCGCAGGTCTGGAAGAAATCGCCAATTGCCGTTGCTCCTTGGAGTATAAACGCAAAGAGAGACTGTGAAAGCAGTCTCTCTTCTTTTGCCCAAAAATAATCGCTTTTACGGCGTTTATATATCGCCCCAGAGAAGGGGCGTTACAAATTTCGCACTAGAAGATCTAAACACTTACACATTATCTCACAGTCCGGAGATGGACGTTAAAAGCGCAAACATATGGCAGAGAAGCCATTCAAAAACGCAGAAAGGAAACATTATGGCAGACATTAACCAGAATGATGCAGTTGAAACCAAGCAGACACCCGATACCACATCTTCGGAGCCGAAGAAACAGCCGGGACAGAAAGCACAGCCGTCATATGAGGAACTTGC